TATTATATAAAATTTTTTTGGAAAAGTAAACGAAATAATTTAAAACGGCGTAAAATTTAATGATTTTAATAGCTTACGAAATACGATTAATTTTATCAAATAAAATTAAAAAACGCGCTGAAAATAATTTTTTAAATAAATTTTAATAAAGCGGGTGTGCGTGGCTTAATTTTAAAACGTCGGTCTTTTTTAAATACCGATTCGGTTATAAAAAGAGCCACCAGCACCGCTACTTATCTTTTTAATAAGCTATTATTCAAAAAACAAGCTACCCCCCAAAGCACCGCTACTTATCTTTTTAATAAGCTATTATTCAAAAAGCAAGAGCCACCAGCACCGTTACACTAGCACCACTACCCCCAGCACCGCTACTTATTTTAATAAGCTAGTATTTAAAAATAGGGGCCTTATTTAGAAGTACTATTTATCTTTTTAATAAGCTCTGTTAAAAATAAGGGACCTCGTTAAAAAAGTATTACTTATCTTTTTAATATGACTACGCCTCACTTAGAAAAAAGGGTTCGCTTGATTTAAATTGGCTTTATAAACTAGATATACTATTTTCTATAGGCCTATTTAAATTGTTTACTTTTGGTTAATGATGTGGTATAATAATAATCAGATTTAAATAATTATACTTATTTACTGGAGCTTTTTATGCCGAGTCTAGACTTATTGAAACTACAGTACGAGATACTTAATATTACTCCAGAGAACCTGGCTGCTGAGTATAATATACCTGAGTCTCTACTTTTAGAAACTATAGAAGACAATAATTGGAGACACTGGTGGCCTGAAAGCGAAAGTCCTTTCACACTAGAACACGACGATTCAAGTATAGAAAAAGATGCTACTGAGCGGCTAGTAATGGAAACTGATCAGTATATTGATGTAGCTAAAAGACGTTTAGCCGTATACAATTTAGCCAAAAGCATTTACTTAGCGCAAAAATACCTAAAACTTGAATCTGCTCTTATCGATAAAGCTTACGATACCATAGAGAACGCTAGCTCTTTATCAACAGCAGAGTTAAAAGACACTGCTAGCATATACAAAGATCTGCTACAAAAGTCTTCTATGGCTTCATTAAACTCGTTCTCCTTAGACGAAGATGAAGGAGGTCTTCCTTTAGTAGTAGTTAAAAACCTTAGCGGGCGTTCCTAATGCGCTTCGAGTTAATTTCAGCACCACAAGGAGAAGTACTTAAAAAATACAGAGAGTCAACTTCTCGAGTATCTTTTATAATGGGCCCTCTTGGTTCGGGCAAGACTTTTGAAAGCTGTATAAAGCTGTTTTATTTTATGTGCTCCCAAAAGGCTAATAACCAAGGGATACGAAAAACCAGATTCTACGCTATTAGAAACACCTATTCAGACTTATTGTCTACTACTACTAAAGACTGGCTAGAGTTATTTGGAGACCTTGGTAGATATAAAGGTGGAGGCATTGAACCACCTCATCATAAACTGCATTTTAGACTTAAAGATAAAACTATAGTACAAAGCGAGTTGATCTTTCTGGCTCTTGATAAACCCATGGTAGTAAAAAAGTTAAGAGGTTCACAAGCAACAGGATTTTGGTTAAACGAGGTAAAAGAGCTTGATAAAGCCATAGTTGATATGGCTGATCTTAGACATGGTAGGTATCCTTCAGCAATGGATGGAGGGCCTTCTTGGCATGGCATGATAGGAGACACAAATGCCCCTGATGATGACTCGTGGTACTATAAATTATCTGAAGAAGTAAAGCCAAAAAACTGGGTCTTTTTTAAGCAACCAGGAGCTGTTCAAAAAGAACTCGCCCTAGACTCAATGGGAAAGCTTACTTGGACAGGTAAATGGCTTTTTAATGATTCTGCAGAGAATTTAAATAACTTACCAAAAGATTACTATAAACAGGGTTTAGAAGGTAAAGCAGAGTCTTGGATTTTAGTAAACTTAGCAAATGAATATGGTACAGTGACTGACGGACGGCCAATATATAAAGACCAATGGCGAGACGCGATTCATGTCTCAGATAAAATAAAGTTCGACGAAGAAGCTCCTTTGGTTATAGGCCTAGATTTCGGATTAACTCCTGCTGCGGTATTTGGGCAAATGTCTCTTAGAGGCACTCTTAATACTATCGATGAGTTAGTGTCGGAAGGCATGGGCATAAGGCAATTTATAGAAAGTATTGTAAAACCCCATATAGCTCGGCACTATAAAAAAGCTGATCTTTTTTGGGTAGGTGATCCATCAGGTAATAGACGTATGGATACTGACGAAAATACCGTATTTAAAGAATTACTTGACTTAGGAATAGAATGCGAACCAGCAAATACCAATAATCCTGAAATTCGATGGGAAGCAGTACGATGGTTCTTAGAACAGATGCGAGATGGTAAGCCCGCTTTTCAGCTTCATCCTAGGTGTGGTACTTTGCGGCGAGGTTTTAACGGTGGATATCAGCTACGACGAATGCAAATAGTAGGTCAGACTAAGTACTCTGAAAAAGCTGATAAGAATAAATTTTCACATGATCATGACGCTTTACAATACCTAGCAATGTATTTTAGAGAAGGTTATATGGAGTCAGATACACCATTTAATCGACCAAAAACAATTAGTCGATGGGGATATTAATGATAGGTCAGCATAATATACAGCAATTTCTGTTATGGGTTAGTGAGGCCCTATCGATACACCAGGATTGGCGAAAAGACTCATGGGAAGACTATGAGTTCAGAGACGGGAAACAGTGGAATGCTTCTAGTATAGCTGAAATGGAAAAGAAAGGAATTAATCCTTTAACTATTAATAGAATTTTTCCCATTATTAATCTTATACAGGGGCATTTTATAAATAATCAGCAAGACCCTATAGCTAAAGGACGCACTAAAGAAGATAACGAGTTAGCTCAAGTTATGAGCGAAAGCTTGATGTACGTAAGGGACCAGAATAAAGGTACTCAGCGTATTCAAAGAGCTTTTAGCGAGCAGATAACTGCAGGTGTAGGATTTATGGGGGTAGAGTTTAATTCAGACCCTCGAAAAGAAATAGTGAAATGGACATCCTATCCCTGGTATAGTGTGTGGTGGGACCCGTATGCTTCTCCCTGGCTAGACAAAGAAGACTGTCGATACTGTTTCAGTGCTGCTTGGAAAAACATGAGTGACCTAATCGCATTGTTTCCTGAAAAGAAAAATGATATAGAGGAACAGTGTTCTAGATTATCTACGGACTTTTATACTCCTGACGTATACGATGAAGGCACACAAATAGAAGACTATAAAAAATACCTTTTCGCTAGTAACTGGGTGAATAGTGAAACTAAGAGACTACGACCCGTAGAACTTTGGTATACCGAGATTCAGAAAGCTTGGTTTGCTTTAATGCCTGATAGTAGAGTTTTTGACCTCGATAGCTTTTCTTCTGCTAACGAGCAGTATCAAGTAATACAAGCTTCTAAAGAAGTGGTATCTGCAAATGTTAAGAAAATGAGAGTAGCCACTTTTGTAAGTGATTTATTATTACAAGACATTCCTTCTCCTTATTCACATGATGAGTTCCCTTTTATACCTTTTGTAAGTTACCTAGATCGTTTTAATTTTCCTTTCGGCATACCTCGTCAAATTAAAGAGCAGGATATGGAAGTTAATAAACGACGCTCTATGGCGTTATCTTTGTTAAGCAACCGCCGTGTGTATATTGAAGAGGGAGCAGTTTCAGATATAAATGTGGCTTATGACGAAGCAAATAGGCAGGATGGATTCATTGTACTTAAAAAAGGAAAAATAGACCGGATTAAGATTCAAGAACTTAGTGACTTAGCTTCACCCCAAACTGATCTTATGCAGCAGACTGAGAGAGAAATTCAAGAAGTGTCGGGAGCTAATGACGAAGCTTTAGGATATGCTTCTCCTGCTCAATCAGGAGTGGCTTTAGCTCATAAGCAGCAACAGTCAAGTACGGTAACCTCTAGTCTATTAGCAAATGCTCGTGAGAGTTTAAAGCGCCTAGGTGAATTAACTATGGCGTTGATTCAAGATAAATGGACAAGTGAAAAAGTACTCCGAATAGTAGACAGACTTACAGGCTCAGAGAAATTTGTAGCTATCAATACTAAAGAATATGTTCCTGAGTTAGGAGCTTTTAGAATTAAAAATGATATTACCCAAGCTCGTTTTGATATCGTAATAGCCAATAAAAAGACTACAGATACTATGAGAGAAAAGAATATGGAACTTATTTTCTCGGCTATTAATAAATCTCCCCCAGAAGCCGTAGCGTCTCTTCTTAATTTGGCTCTAGAACTTTCAGATATTCCTAACAAAGATGAGCTATTGCGACAAGTACGAGCAGCCACTGGTGTAAAGGAGATAGATGATAACTTGACCGAGGCTGAGAAAGAAGCAGAAGCTAAGAGACTACAAGAGGCTCAGCAAGCTAAAGATGAAGAAGACCGACAGCTTGAGGTACAAAAACTACAGCTTTCCTTGGCTAAAGAACAAGCTGAAGTAGAAAAACTTAATGCTGAAACACTGGAACTACGAAGTAATGCAGCAGTAAATAAACAAAAAGTTGACCAAGAAGGTTATTCTATGGGCCAAAAGTTAGGTCAAGAACTTTTAAGTCAAAGGGAACAAGAAAATGGTAGATCTAGCAACACCTCAACAAGAAGCACTGTTTGAAGCTAAAGCAGAGAAGTATTTTAAATCTCAACGAGAGCTTATTCCTGGTCGGAATTTTTTGTGGAATCATATGCCAGAGAAAGACAGTTTGAAAAAGTACAGAGATAATTATGACAAGATATTTTCTCAAACTGAGTAATTTCGTCTTATATGACGTTAAAAACCTCGTCCCAGAGACGTTAAATTAGGAGAACAATTATGGGAGAAGTAAGTAATGCCGGGCTAAACTCTAATGGTAGTACCAGTGCTAAGACAGAAGCTGATACAACGGGTGTTAATAGTGGTAGTAGCACAGAGGCTAGTGTGACTGCTAAAGACACTTTAAGTGCAGAATCTGAAGTTAGTACTAAAGAAAATACAGACAGTACTGACACTGGCGCAGGTACTGACGCAGACATTGACGCAGAAGCGTTACTTATGGAGGCTCAAGGAGTGTCATTTGTTGCAGAAGATGACTTAGTTGGACCTTCAGATAGTGAAAACGATAATGCCAGTGAGCATAAAACGGAAACAGTAGAAACGGAAAAGGAAACAAAAACAGCAAAAAGCAAAGAAAAAGATGCCAATCCTAAAGAAGCTGAAGTAAAAGAGGAAAGTAAGTCTAATACAGAAGCTAAGAAAGATACTGCATCAGAGAAAAAAACGGCGCCCTCTGAGTCGAAAGCAGAAACTAAGCCTCCAAAGGACTTTGTCCCTATTCAAGCTTTACATGAAGCAAGAGGAGAAAATAGGTATCTTAAAAACGTTATAGCTGATCTCCAGAAAAAGACAGAGTTACAAGAGTCTAGTAAGAGTACTGAAACTGTATCAGAGTCTCTTGAAAAACCTGAACCTGACTTCGATATACTAAGTGCTTCGGAGTTAGAGACTTTAATAGAAGATGAACCTGCAGAGGCTTTAAAATACTCTATTAAGCTACAGGATTATAAAGATAAGCTGAGGGAGTACGAGCAAACAGTAGAAGCCACTAGGTATGAAGAAGAACGGCTTGAACAGAAACAACAAGAGTTGGCCGAGCTCTTTCGTTCAGTGAATAATCAAATGGAAGAGTACGTACCTGATCTTTTTAATAAAGAGTCAGATGCCCAAAAAGAGTTAGCTACTTTTGCTGACACGTTAGGCTTTAGTGAAGATATGTATTATCTAACTAACCCTGAAACTCAGGTAATATTACCAGGCGAGTCTGAGCCTCTTTATTTAGGAGAACAAGCAGCTTCGATAATCAAGCTTTTAACAACAGCAAGATCAGCTATATCAGAAGCTAAAGCAAATCCAGAGCAGCTTGAGAAAGATATTCGGGCTAAAGTGGAAGCTGAGTTAACTAAAAAATTTAAATCAACCCCAGCTAATACATTTCGATCATTAAATGAGGTTCCAAACACAGATAAAGATATAGATTTTCAAGATAAGGTCTTATCTGCAGAAGCTTTTGGAAAACTCAGTGAAGCTGAGAAAGAAGTCTATTTGGCTGGAGGGTAGAGGTAATTAAAAATGGCAGCAACTGAATTTCCATTAAATGATCCCTTGGCCGTAAAACGCTGGTCAACATCTCTGGCTTATGAAGCCGCAAAAAAATCTTATTTTTCTAAGTTTATAGGAAAAAGTAAAGATAGCCTTATTACATTGAAAACTGAGCTTAACAAAGCCGCGGGTGAAAAAGTTACCGTAGGATTGCGTATGAAGTTGAGCGGTGGTGGTATCGAAGGAGATAATACCATTGAGAATACCACAGCTGAAGAAGCATTAACTTTCTACAATGACTCGCTGTACATTGATCAGCTTAGAAAAGGTACTAAGTCAAAAGGTAAAATGACTGAGCAGAGAGTACCGTATAATCTTCGTAAAGAGGGCCGAGACGCTCTTGCTACTTGGTGGGCTGAAGAGGTAGACGAGGAAATATTTTTCTATCTGGCTGGAGAAGCTACGGCAGCTAATGTTATTACTACGAGCCATGGCACTATAACAAGTAATACTGGACGAGCTAATAATGCACTAACTGCACCTTCTACCATACTATACGGAAAAACAAGTGGTGTAGCCGCTACAGGTAAAGCTGATCTTGAAGCTACTGATAAAATGTCTTTAACTTTGCTTGATGAACTTGTGGCGCTTGCTGAAACATCAGATCCTATGATTCAGCCTATGCTTATTGACGGAGAAAGAAAGTTTGTACTCTTAATGCACACGTTTGATGCTTTTAATCTGCGAGCTGGGGTATCTGAGAATGACTGGTTGATGATCCATAAAGCTACTGACCGTGGAGCTAAGTCTTTGATTTATAAAAACTCTCTTGGTGAGTTTGCTGATGTTATTATGCATAAACATAGAGGCATAATTCGGTATGACGATTATGGCGTAGGGACAGATGTAGAAGCTTCTAGGTCCTTGTTTATGGGGTCCCAAGCAGCTATGATAGCGTATGGTCAGAATTCTTCACCTCAAAGGTATACGTGGAATGAAGAAAAAGATGACAGAGGTAATGCTTTGGCTCTTACTGCAGGAACTATTTTCGGTGTAAAGAAAACCACATATAATTCTAAAGATTTTGGAGTTATTGCCGTTGATTGTGCCTGTACCTCACCTGTATAAAACTTAGTCTTCTTATGTCTCTTATATAGAGACATAAGAAGCAATAAGGAGATTTAAAATGAAAGTGATTTATAAAGGACGACAAGCTTCTTGTACTCTAGTAAACCCAAAATTATCGAAAGAGTATAAATTGAAAAAGAATGAGACTTTTGAGATGCCTAATAAAGACTTCAAGATTCTTATGACTTCTGGAGATAATTCACGGGTATTTGTGTCTGCTGAAACTAAGGTTTCTGAAACTAAGGAAGCTGAAAAATAACTAGAGGTTACTCATGGCTACTCTTGAAGATTTACGACAGAACATAAAAACAGCTCTTCAAGACTCATCTTTTTCTGATGATGATATAGATGCTAAAATTAATCAAGGCCTTGAAGTGTGTGCCTTATATGTTTTATTACCTGAACTTGAGTCTATAGGTAATTTTACTACTGTGCCGGGGTCTCTTGAAGTAGCTATTCCAAGTGCTTGGGAGTACCACCGCAATTTATATAGCGCGCAAGATTTAAATGACTCGAGTACACAGGATATTGAAATTCTTTCATCTTTAAGTTTACTAAAAAAGTATTATTCAGGTTTTGATCAATCTAATGTACCTACAGGAGATGTAGAATTTATAACCACACGAGGCAGTAGCTTGGTGTATGTTCCAAGTCCTACAGGGGCTATCGAAATAACTTGCCGGTTCTATATGAAGCCTACTCCTTTGGTTTTAGATAGCCAGAGTCCTGATTATTTACCTGCTGCTCTGCACGAAGAGCTATTAGAAAGCTTTGTGCTTTGGAAATGTTGGTCCATAATTGAAGACGGAATCGAAGGACCAAAGATTAATACTTCCTATAATCGCAAAGCTTTTAGCTCTGCTTTAGTAGAGTTAGATGACCTGATTAAAATGGGTCAGTCTTCTCCGCCTCCTAAACGCTTTAGTGGATGGATATAATGCAAGAGCCTATTCTATTATTTGCGGGTTCTGTAGGTCTAAACACTGTTGTAGACCCTACACGCATATCTTTTGACCCTGATACAGGTATATCAGATTTAGGAGTAGCTGTTAATATTACTCTAGATCAAACAGGGTATATAAGCAGACGACCGGGGTATACTCAGGTAGAGTCTTCAAATGCGCATAGCTTGTTCTGTGATAAACATGACTGTTTGTTTATATCTGGAGATAGCTTATATAGACTACTTCCAAATTATTCAACTGAGCTATTACGCTCAGGATTAAACCAGGGTAGACGAATGGCGTATACCCAGGTGAATGCAGATATTTATTATACTAATGAGGTAGACCTAGGAATAATAAGAGAATCAGGCGTATCTGAAGCCTGGGAAGCTAGCTCATATGTAGGACCTACGACTAACAAAGTTTTTGACGGTCCTAGGCCTGGAAGGCATTTAGCGTTCTTTGCAGGACGTATATTTGTGTTTGAAGAAGACGTATTATGGTGGTCTGAGCCTTACGCGTATAGCTGGTTCGATAGAGGCCGTAGTTTTATTCAGTTTCCTACTAATGGAAGAATGATAAAACCCGTGGAAGCAGGGTTATTTGTGTCTGACTCAGAAAAAACTTATTTTCTGTCTGGCCGGGACCCTCAGCAATTTAAAGTTTCCGTGGTTTCTAACTATCCAGTAGTTGAATGGTCGGATGCCATAGACTACGTAGATGCTCTTGAGGCAGGTTTAAATGATTTAGGAATACCTGATACCGGTTTATGTGCTTTATGGGCGTCTTTTGAGGGAGCTTGTCTAGGAACTTCTAGTGGAGCGTTTATTAATTTAAATAAGAAAAAAGTAATCTATCCCGAATATGGTAACAAAGGAGCTGGATTGCTAAAAGGATATAATTACATTCATAACATAGGAGCATAACAATGTCTTGGAGATTATCAACAGGATTGCGCAATGCGTTATTAGAACAAGTAGCCACAGTTCCAAATGCTGTTAGCGGAACTACTATTTCTTTTGGCGATGGCGATGGGTCAGGAGGTCGAGATACTATTAACGACTCCGGAAATGGCCTTGGAAGTTTTCTAGAAAAAGCGTATATCACAGTATTGGGCTCGGCGAGTAATGATGGAACCTATAAAATACTCAGTGTAGCTGCTGGAGTCATAGAAATAGCAGCAGCATCTTTAGTAGCAGAATCAGCAGGAGCAGCAATTATTCTGGCTACTGCTGAAGGTGGGAGCTATAGAGGCGTTTTTAGAAATGCTACTCTTAAGATTTTTACAGGAGCTCAGCCCACTTCTGCTGATGACGCTGAAACTGGTTCTGAATTATGCCAGATTACACTAAATAGTGGAGCTTTTGTAGCGGGAGCAGCAGCTAATGGTATAAATTTTGGTCAAGTGTCTTCTGCGGTGTTGAGCAAAGAAGTTGACGAGATATGGTCTGGTTTAAATGGAGCCACTGGAACTGCTGGTTGGTTTAGACTATATGCTAATGACATGACAACAGGAGCTAGTACTAAAGGAATTAGACTAGACGGTGCCTGTGCTACTTCAGGAGCTCAGCTTAATTTAACAAGTACTTCTTTGGTTAGCGGAGTAACTACAACGATAGATCAAGTAAACATATCAATGCCTGCGTCATAGGCTAAATAAGGAGTAAAATAAATGGCTGAAAAAGGAATAGTTGTACAAGACGCAGTTTCCGGCGAGAGTATAGCTTGTCGGGACGCAACACTTGTAGATGATGAATCTAATGCTAGACTTATACAGCTTTTTGATAAAGCTGCTCGACCTGTGGTGTATCAAAGAACCTCAGCTGTTAGGGCATCAGTTACATCTGATGATGATGTTGACCTTGACCCTTTGCCTACGGTTATAGCTAATAACTTAGTTGATGTATCTGATGCTGAGCAAATGGTTGTGTGGGCGACGGTGTATGTAGCGTCATCAGAAACAGGAAGCCCTGAGCTTGTAGTTACTCCAATAGTAGTGTCAGATGATGGTACTCCTGTTGCTGTTGCGTGTTTAGCGCCAATGCTTATTCGCCCTTGTGATCCTAGTGGGTCTCCGGCTATAGCATCAGTGCTCATAATTAACGGGGGTTCAGGCGTAGCAACTACTTTTCTTACACAGGTAGTTGTCACACCAACGTATGGAGCAAAAAAGCTAGGCTTGCATGTAACAATTAATGGTACAGCTGTGGGAACTGTAACGGCTAATGTGTATGCTGCACCGATGTCTTGCGCTGGTCGAGATGGGGCTATTGATGATAAAGTATCTGCTAATACATGGGGATCTGGGTTCCCTCCTCCGGCATAATGCTTAAATACTTTGGCCAAGATTTTAATAAGGCTTACTATTTTAACCTTTCCCACGATACAAGAACTCGGTTAAAAAATTTATTAAAATCAGAGCCAAAGGTAAGCTTTTTAAATACTCTGGAATTAGTGTCCACAGAAGATACTTTAAATGCCCAGAAAATACAAGATATCCATGATAATTTTAGTTGGACACTATTTTATAGAACTTTTCCTAAGATTCTAGCATGGCAAGGTAAATACTTAATACTTGACGGGCATCATAGACTGAACGCTGTATCACAATTAGAACAATACGTTTTTGTTCATAAATACGTCTTTAAATAGGTGAGGACTACACATGCTTATTATTTTAACCTCGAAAATAGACCCTCCGGCTCTAACAGATATTAAAATTCGTGATGCCGAAAGTGGCCTTAATATAGCTGTAGGAGGTTTAACTGGCTGGGACGATGATTTCTTACAAGCACAAGCCATATGTTATGCTCCTATGATACTAAATGAAGCTAAAACAGGATTAAGTGCAGCTAGTGAAATAGGCCTTTACTGGGTAAGAAGGTACTCTAAGGTTGTAGTTAGAGTTTCTTTCTCTAATGCGGGAGCTAATGCTGTAATCAGGCCTTTGTATTATGATACAGCTGAAGTTGAGATTGCGGGTGACAGCGCTACAGTAACAGCTATTGCTAGGCAAACAGGGTCTTTATACATGGCACCCATAGAGGTTTTTGATACTTACGGAGCTAAGCAAATGGCTTTTTTGGTTGAGTCAATATCAGCAGGCACGATAGATATTCAAATTGCTGGAGTATAGTTTATGGGTGTAGTAGTATTAAGGTCCGACGGCGAAGTAGGAGCTATACAGAGCGCTGGTCTAGTTATACAAGGAGACCTTACTGCAGTATTTCCTAATTTCTTATATAGCATAGTTCCTATTATAGAATCGTCAATGCATGGAGAAAGCTTGCATGGGAGCATTTTAGGAATTTCTCCAACGCTAAATGGCTCTATGGGTATAGCTAATGGTCCCTGTCTCGAAGGACTATTACCCATAACAGAAGCAGAGTTTGTTGGTACCAGTAATTTTATAGCTTTTAATGATACCCTACCCAGTATATCAGGCGAGTTATTAGCTGGGGCTCTATTAGAAGCGAGTATGCCTATCTGTGAAAGCGCTTTACAAGGCATAGTTGTTAGCATAGGAATTTTAGAAAGTACCACGCCTTTAGTTAAAGGGTGCGCACGCACAGGATTAATATTAACTGGTAGTAGTCCTGTAATTGCAGGTGAAGTAACAGCAAGTCAACCCAGTATAGGGTATGTTCAGTTCTCCTCCGGCATACTGAGCTCACAGAGCCACC